AGCTAAGCCCTTCTGGGCAGCTTCCCGGCCAGACATAGAAGCACCGGTTAGGTCAGCAGCAGCAACCAGCTTACGCTTCATCATCACATCAGCCTTAAAGGTGTTTGCTGTATCCATCACAGACTTCTGAAGGTAGGCTTCCTGTGCAGATGTAACCTGTGTGCCGGGGATGCCAATACCCTTCAGCTCATCAGACCGGAAGACCTTAACACTGATGCCCAAAGCCTTGGCCTGTTCGGATACATCTGTAACAACGGCATAGACTCCTACGCTTCCTACGGAAGCAGAAGGGCTGACCACCACCCGGTCACTAGCACTGCCAATCCAATAGGCACTGCTATTCATAGACCCGGCACTGAAGGCAATGGTTGGGATTTTAAGACCCCGGATTTTGGAAGCCAATTCTTCAACCCCATCAACAGTGCCACCATCTGAATTGATGTTAAAAACAATTTGCTTGGGGTTGGCTGCAATAGCTTGGTCAATCCAATCATCCAGCACTTCAACATCCGTTGCCCCAATAGCTTCATAAGGACTTAAGCCCTTGCCAATCATCCCGGTCACCGGGATTACAAAAGTGCTTCCAACCTGATAGGGCTTTGGAGCTTCACCAAAAAACTTTGAAATCAGGTCAGTGAAACCAAGCTTTTCAGTGGTGGCCAGATGCTGTTGGGCAATCTGGTAATCAACAAGAAAGACCTTCTGGCCGGTGATAGCTTTGATAAGGTTACGCATAATTAAATTATTCAGTAGGTTGGTCAGCCTGTGCAGGTGCGTTAGGCATTTCATCCATCTGCATTTCAGCAGCTGTGGGCTTGCCCTGTCCGGTCTGCAACCAATTAAAGCCGGGCTTGTAAAGTGTCCAAAGTGGGATGCCTTCCTTAGCTGCCAGCTCCATAATAAATTTAAAGTCCGCAGCTCTCTTGGTCATTTCAGTCCGCAGGTCTAATCCACGCTGGGCATAGATTTCAGACATAGACAAAAGGCCAAGCTCTACATCAGCCCGGTCAGAAGCAGCATCCCGGCCAGCGTCAATGGTCAGACGCTTAGGGGTAGTCCAGCTGACCTTGTGCCAATCAGGGCTGTCAGGCAGCTCACCATTGGCAATCTTAGTCCCTACTGTGTAAAGGAAAATTGGTGTGCAAAGCTTCTCAATCAGGATGGTCTGCCACCGGCTGAAAATCCGGTCAGCCTTGGCAGCAATCAACCTAAGGGCTGCACCACCAGCAGCACCCGGATTGGTGGTAAATTCATATGGGATTGTTCCCCGGGCAATGTCTTTCTGCACTGCTTCAAGGAAGGCCACAAAGTTATTGCTTGGCCGTTTGCTCTCTAAGCTGGTGAGCTGTTCACCGGGTTCAAGCACAGCAAGCTTGCCACCAAGCTTCCGGGCTAGCTGCTCACCATTACTACCGGAAGCACCTAGCTCATCCTTAAGCTGGCCAGCAACAAAGCCACCTTGCTTATTCAGCACCCGGGTAAAATCTGCGTCATTCTTAACAGCCAGCATTTCTAATTTCAGCAGCTCATCTTCCGTCTGAATGTCTGCCCAGCTGTGCTGAAGCAAGGGGACTCCCCGGCTGCCGGTGGAATAATCCTGTTCACAGATTTGACGGACAGAAGATGCGGGAAGTAGTTTGCTCTTGCCGTTGCCTTCAAGGATGTTGAAGGCTTGGATACGGCCAACGCTATCAAACTGCACACCATCAATCATCCCGGTAGGCACAGGTTCACCAACAGGGTTACCCACCCGGTGACCTTCAACCATCTGGATTTTAGGCTGGCCGTCATCATTGATAAACAGGCAGAAGCTATCCCCATCCCGGATAGCACCCCGGAGCAGGATGCGTTGGATTTCTACCCAGCTAAATCTTCCGGACAGGTCTAGGCTTTTAGCAGCTTGCGTAAAGGCTTCTTCATACAGGGCAGCCTTGGCTGCGTCTGTGCAATGTGACTGAAGGGTTAGGCCATCCCCCACTACATATGTCACAAAATCCTGAAACACTTGCCTGACCAAACCACAGTTTCTTTCACCATAACGCAGACGCTTAATCATTTCCAGCCGGTCTGACGGCAGGTAGTCTTGGCTGAAGTCAACAGCTGTGCCATAGACATTAGCCCGGTTACCATTATTCTGGATGCTGGTAAACTGCTGGATGCCAGCCATTTTCTTTGGCTGACTTCCTTCTGCTGTGGGTTTGATTGTCCGGTTAGCTTTCTTGGCCATAAGTTTAGTCCTGTAAGTTATCCCATTGGCTGCGGATAACAGTTGTTCGTTCCCCATATGTTGTGGGGTTTAGGACAGATAAGGCAAAGGAAGTTTCAAGGTAACGCTCTTTAGCTGGCATTGTTACTTGCTTACCAACAGATGTTCCACTGTCAGAATAATTAACTGTAACTAGGCCGGTGGTCAGCTCAGCTAAAGCAGCTGTCCGCATTGAAAGCAGAGTTGCCTCAGATAACCCTATAAAGATGCCGGAAGCCATTTGAGATGCACCTTAAGTCAAGTGGGTCACACATTGGCCAGCCCCAAGCAACGCTTAGAAAGACCCAACCTTGCATTACTCCTAACCAATGTGTGACTGACAAGGAATGTGCCAAGGCTGCACCGGCTGTCAACCGGCTTCATCTTCTGTCTTAGGTTCTGCCGTCACTGCCTCAGTAGCTTCCCGGCCAATGATGCCCCACCGGACAGCAAGGATAAGACCCATCAAGGCACAATCCCAAGCGTGGTTGCCGTGGGTTTTACCGGCTGGCAAAATCCAATGAGGTTTTCCTGTGCGACTATCCTTCACCCGGATTTCAGCTGTGAGCTGATGCACATAATCGTCAGGCACATTTCGGGGGTAGCTATGCAGCCTACGCTTCTGCAATCCGCTAAGGAAATCCTTTGTGGCAAGGTTGCTCCACACAATCATTTCACATCTACGCTGCTGGCCGGGAACAAAGATAAGCTGCTTATCAGAATAAAATCGTTTGGTGGTTTTGCCACCTGAGTCTTGCACAGTGAAGTCAGCCTGACCACTACCCCTAAGGGCTTTCCATCCCCGGCTTGCACACTGTGCATAGACTTCTTGGGTTTGGTCACCACAGTCAACCCCACACAGGGCTTTATGGACATTGTGAAGCTTGGCCAAGTCATCAAGCTGCTGCCAAGTTTCAAGCTTACCATACCACCTTAACCGGCTGTGACCGGTCTTTGCCCAGCTTCTACATTCAGCCCAGAAATGTCCCCGCTGCACATCTATAGAAATTGTCCGGAAGGGGATTGAACCATCAGGGATGTTGGCACTGTTAATGTCCACCACCCCACCTTCCGGGGTTAGCTTGGCTTCCAAGTCCCAATCATCACCTAGGGCATAATCCCCAGCCTGAGCTTGGGCAGTCATTTCACCACCATCTTCAGACCAAGCCTGTGCCAATCGTTTTTGTTTCCAGACCCTACGCAGGGAGTCATCACCATAAAGGTCAGCACTTTCTTTGGCCTTTAGCAGCCTGACACTTTCCTTGCCCCAGCTGCTATTGCATAGGCAATTCCAATGAAGGCCAACACTTCCCCAGCTGCTTGATTGGGCAGTGGCTTTGAACCCAGCACCCCGGTCAATCCGGTTGGCTTCAGCCCTTACCCCGGGTGTGTCC